ATTCAAACCTATCGCGCCTCTCGTCTTTGCGGTTGAAGTCAGTCAAAACTATCCCTCTTTTTTGGGTTGATCCAACTATCAGGAATACTATCTTCACTAAACCAACGGAAGTCGTTAGCACTTGCCCACTCACCGTGGCTTCTTTTAGTGCCGTCCTTTCTACGCTTAGCCTGTGGCATCGGCGCACTGGGGTTGGCAAAAAGAAACACTAGCTCCGTATCTTCTGGCAGTGTCTTACTAATCCAGATGTATTTACTGAACTCTGCGTAGTCCCAGAACCTACCTTTAGCTTCAAGCAAAATCTTCTTGCCTTCAACCTCGCGTATAAAATCTGGGTGGTAGTTGTGTTCAACAGTGTATGGGACTTTATCGGTGTGAAAACTCCAGTTGTCTAAGATGCCTGTGTGTAGCTCGTATTCCCAGTTGGAGTCGTAACCCTTAACCAAGTCTTTTTCTACTGGTCGCTTGACTCTAGCTTTACGGTAGCCTTTCTTTATCTTGTTCAATGGATGGTCACCTCTCTGCGCTCTAGCTCTGCGTCTATTACTAGACGTAAGTCAGAAAGAAACTCATCATCAATATCTGTAATGGAGTTGCCTGAGTTGTATAAGAAACTGCCTGTAGCTATGATCATCTCTTCGATACTCATTTGATGTCCTCTAAAGTAATCTCTTCCAGTACACGCTTAGGATTGTTTCTCATCAGTCGCTGTATCTTATTGCGTATCCACTTGGGGTGGTAAGCGTTGAGATGCATAGTTCTGTTTGCCATGTAGTGCGTCTGCGTAGGCATAAAGTTTTTGTAGTTATCAACCGTAACACCTTTGCCCTCTTCGTCACTGAGTAAAGACCGTAGCCAATCAACTATGATAACTCCTGAGTGCTTCCTAATCCGCTTAGCTTTCTTGCCATTCATAATAGAAGTTCCTCTACCTTGGGTTCGACCACAACATTTGTCAGGTGCGTTAGGCCATTTGAGTATCTAAAGGTACGTAGACCTTCACCGTCATTAGAATCTTTGTAGCATTCGTACTTATACTTACACCAACTACAACCCTTGGGCAATTTCATGTTACCTTTCTTGCCATCAGGGATGGGAGTATAACATAATTCAGGCGGCGTGTCAAGGTCTAGTGCAGGTAAAAGCTCACTGATAGATGCTTTGATGTTAGGCTTGTCCATATCATCAGGCACGTACATGCACAACTCACCGCTCTCTTTGTTCAACACCAAGAAGCCACCGTTGTCTGTACCTTCTGCGGCTTCGTAACCTGCAAGCTGACCAAGGTATCCGAAAGGATCGTCTTCTGCTAAGCGTCCGTCCTTGAACTTGTTGAATGCAAAGCGAGAGGCAGTCTTAACATCAACCACTTCACCGTTTATCTTGCAGTCCATGTGACCCACGATGCCATCAACTGTAACTTCTTTCTGCTCGTCTGTTACTTTGTGTCCTGCCATGCGTACAAGCATCAACACAATCTCTTCAAGCAAGTGGCCGTACAAGAACTTGATCTGTGTTGCGCCATCAATACCGCCACGACCTTTAGGGTCACGCTTCTCATACCACAACTGCCGTGAGGGTTTACCTACGTTAGACATACGCACAGTGAAGTTAGTGTCACGCTCTCTAGGTGTTGACCAAGATACTAATGCTTCTCTCATGCCCACCAAGGTCTTATCAATCTCCTCTTCTGTGAGAGGTAAGGGCGTACCATCTGATAGTTTTTCTAAGTGACTATAGATGTCAGGTACTAAAGTATTAAGCTTCATGCTGTTCGCCTTCTATGTTTTTAATTACATTTTGTATAATCTTTAAGTCTTCGTTGAACCACTCGCCTGAGTGTGGCGTGTCATTGGCCTTCAATATCCCATGAACTATGCCTTCAGCTTCTTTTCTATTCTTAAAGAACTTACAGTATTCTACCTTATAATCTCTAAAGGGTGAAGAGGTTTGATAGCTTGCACATCTATCGTAAGCATCTAAAGCCATGCCCACTTTAAACCACCCCTCCCAAGCAGGATTAGATACAATGTATACGTAGCCCTTTTTAATCCCACTGTAGTTACGCTTTGCAACATCACCAATATCACGCGCTGTTCTTTTTAGCCTGTTGGTTCTACGTTTAATTGTATCGCAAGTGTTACATATATAATTAGACTTCTTAATGTTAGCAGGATACCAAGTATGTTCGTCTAGTATCTGCTCACAACGATTACAGTTTTTAGTAGTAAGTTTCATTATAGTATCCCTCAGTGTCAATTATGTTGTACTCATTATCGTCCTCAAAAGTTTCGAGCTTTAGTGGAACTACTTCTTTGTCTCCGGTGTGTACTGTTACCCGACCTGACACTAAGTATATACACTCTATCAAAACAATTTCATTGTGTTGTACTCCTCGTATAACAGTCATGGGTGATTTTCCTCTGGGGAGCCTGAAGAGGCCGCCCCTAGAAGTATTATATTTAAGATGGACATAGTTTTGAAGCTCCACTACTTTAGGTTTAATGTGTTTCACTCCAGTTCTCCCCGACCTTATAGTCTCCGTCCAGTGGACAGTTTAAGTTAAGCATACATCCCGCCTCTCTAATAGCGTGGACTCCGGCATTGCCTACATCTACTGCGTCATCAAGGTGACACTCTATCTGCCATTCGTCGTGTACATTGGCTACAAACTTAGCGTCCCAACCATGTTTAATTATCTTATCGTTCAAGATAATTAAAGCTTTCTTCATCACGATTGCTCCTGCACCCTGTAGCAAGGTGTTCAAGGCGGCGTGTTCAGAGCGTACTGTGAGCCTACGTCCGTCTAGTGCTTTAAGGAATCCGCTTTTAGCTTCTCTTTGTACTCTGTCCGTAAGGTTCTTAAATGATGGTAGACCATCAAAGAAGCGTTGTCTAAGTCCTTTACCGTGCGCTCTACCTCTTCCAACCACAGACCCAAGCTTAGCATCTCCGGCTCCGTAGAGTAGGGCATAGATGAAAGTCTTTGCCTGATCTCTTGATTCAAGTCCTGCAAGGTTTTGATTAGCGGTGTGTATGTCTCCGTTGAGAATTTCATTAGTGTATCCCTCGTCGTTTAAATAGTGTGCAAGCATCCTAAGTTCTAGACCAGAAGCATCAATACCTACAAGCCTATAGTCCTCTGGCACTGTCCAACAAGCTCTGCAATCTTCGCCGTATGGTGACGAACTACTAGGAATCTGAGCCATGTTGGGGTGGCTGTGTGTCATGCGTGAAGTCACTGCACCATTAGGATTAACGTAACCGTGTACCCTGCCAGTAGTTTCATCAAGCTCCTTGATCCAACTCTTAGTCTGAGCCAAACGCTTCTGTAACATTAGGTACTTGGCAATCATTGCGGCCTGTGGAATCCCTCTAACTTTATTTAAGGTTGACTCATCTACAATCGGCTGACCTGTTGGCGTATGTTTCAAAGGCTTCCAACCAAAACGAATTAGGTACTCACCGATCTGTTTACGTGAGCCTAAGTTAAAAGGTGTTTCAGTTTTACGTGCAATGGGCCTGTTGTCCATATCGCAAACAAGACGTTCGTACTCATCGTCTGTTAGTCTTGTGCCTTTACCGTGTTGGTCTGTTGCTGTCTTAGCTATAGCACCTGTTGCTGTAAACTTAGGTTTCAGTATCTGAGTAGTGACTACAGGACGAAACTCTTCTTGAACCTCCTGCTCTAAGTCATGTAGCTTAGTTTCAAACATAGCCATCAAGCCCATGACCTTCTGCACATCTAACACAAAGCCATTGGTGCGTTGCTGATCAATGATCTTAGCTACTGCATGTTCTATCTGGACTGACTGAGGTGTAAAGCCACGGCTCTCAACCTTGAGTGCTTCATATACTTTAGTATTAAGCAACACATCGTTCTTGCAGTACTCTAACATCTCAGGCGTGTACTCATCCCACGCATCGTCTTGCTTTCCAAAGTCTCCTTTCTTAAAGCCTAAGCGATAGCCCCAACCCTCAAGGCCGTGGTTACCTTCGCGTGTTGGCTTGAAGAGGCGTGACAGTACGAGTGTATCAACGATCTTCTTGTCGAACAGGTCTACTCCTGCAACCTTTTTAATAGCAGGGATGTCATAGCCTATCAAGTTGTGACCGATCAGTTTAGTTGCAGAAGATAACATATCATAACCTTCTTGCAACTGTGTGTTGTCGAACGTGAATACGTCCATAGTATCAACGTCTTGTGCCACGATACAATGTATCTTCGTGGGGTCTAAGCCGTCTGCTTCTATATCAAATACTAAGTTACTCATTTTCTTTTGCCTTTATGGTTTAAAGTTATTTGATTTACTACTATTCTCGTGTGCCATAAGTATCTGTAAATTTGTCTCAACATGGAAGCCGCTAACCAGTTTACCTTGAAGCGGGATAACATGGTCTACATTAAACAGGATACCTGTAGTTTCTGACAGCCTTCGAGACTCTGCGTAAATGGACTCTATAATCTCGTTGTTAGCCCAAGCTACTGTACGTTTAATCTTAGCGGCCCTGTACTTAGCTCCGCTTGCGTTTCGTCTGTCTGAGTGTACCTGATGCCAAGCTTTAACGGCGGCCCGCGCCCTTTCAGGATTGGCCTCTCGCCAAGCCTTGTTCTTAGCCGCCACTTTTTCTCTGTTTATTTCTCGCCAAGCTTTCCAATTAGCCCGCGCTCTTTCAGGGTTGTCTTTTATCCACGCCTTACTTGCAAGGGCTATTTTCTCTTTGTTTGCTTTGCGCCAAGAACTATTATAAGCCTGATCTTTTTCTTTGTTTGCTTCGCGCCAAGCTAAGCCCGTGATAGCTTTTCTTTCTTTGTTAGCTTCGTACCAAGCTTTAGTCTTAGACTTAGTGCATACTTTACAGATGTACTCATGTCCGTCCTTGGCATTCTTTCTTTTATAAAAATACGTAAGCTCCTTAACCTCTCCGCATTTGATACACTTCTTATTCACGAGGACTCCGTGAATCTTTCAGCATCTCGTCGTAATACTGTATCAGAACATCATGTTCAATTGCAACTTTGATACCCTCAAGAGTGTAGTATGCCCACCTTATAACAGTTATAGGGCGAAAGAACTGCTTGTGCTTGTCTATCTCAAAGCCGTTAAAGGTAGTGGTCATATTATATCTCCGTCAAATTGAGCAGGGTCATAGGCATCTAACTCGCGTAGCCTCCCTGTCTTGCCATCATACAACAGGTTAGTAGCAACGCCAACATCTCCAGTGTACCTAGACTTCAACACCCTGACCTTGGTGGTCGATGCCTCTATCTCATCCTCTGATTGTTGGTTACGCTCCAATGCAATCACGCAGTCTGATAGCTGAGCAATACTTTGTGATCCTCTAAGATGTGAAAGACCTGTCTCAATGCCGTTCTCATGTCCACGGTTACCTTCAACCCTGCGGAGGTGAGACACCAGTATCATACCACAGCCTGTCTCCTCTACCATAGTCCTGAGTCGATGCATGATCTGATCAATAGCTTTACGCTCATCATTCTCAAGGGTTGATAGAACTAACATGTGCAAGTGATCAACTACAATCCATTTACAATCTAGACCTATGATCATGTAGCGTAGCTTGCTGAAGATGTCTTCTAGGTTGTTGACTCCGTGGTGTGCATGAATCCAGACACGCCCATCGTTCTCACCCATAAAGACTTTCTTATAGAAGCCATCCATCTGATCATCAGTATACTCACTCTTGACACTATCAAGGTGTAGCTTGGCGTTAGCTTCTACTGCCATGATACCTTCAGCAGTACGACCCCAGTTCTCTTCAAGGGCTACGACACCTACGTTATCTTCCGTGTTGTTGATCAACCAGTGTTCAATCTCTCGCGTGACAGAGGACTTACCTAGACCTGTGCCGCCTGTGAGTGTGACTAACTCACCTGCTCTCATGCCTTCTAGCTTAGTGTTGAGGCCATTCCACGGATAAGGTATGGCTGTTTTCTTTTCTGCTCTTAGCTTTTGATAGGCTTCAAACTGTTCGGAAAGATTCAACACACCTGCGGGTGTATAGACTTTAGAATCCCAGAAAGCACTGACGTATGCCGCGTGTCTACCTTGGCGCAACATATCGTTGGCATCTTTGAAGTCCACAGGCAGTGTCATTATCTTAGCTTTCTTAGGTGTCAAAAGTTTTGCTACTTCTTGAGCCGCTTCCTTGCCGTGCTTGTCGTTATCAAAGTTGATGATGACAGACTCAAAAGATTCAAGGTACTCAAGGCTGTGCTTAACATCTGACACGCCTCCCTTAGCCCCTGACTTTATAGATACGACAGGCCACTTGCTACCAAGTAACTCGTAAGCGGCCATCGCATCACACTCGCCTTCTACTAATGTTATAAACTTACCACCTGCTTTGAACAGGTTCTCTCCGAACACGCCCACTTCTTTCTGACTACCTTCCCAGAAAAAGTCCTTGTTCTGTTTGCGTATCTTAGTTCCGGCTAACTCATGTCCGTTGTAGTAAGGGTAGTGGTGCTGATCAATCTTGCCGTCAGCAGTTTTAGTTGACTTGACCCCATACTTCTTAGCTGTATCTATGCTAATCTTGCGGTCAGTTAATTCATTGAAGGTAGCTGTTGAATTTTTATCCATCCTACTGTTCCTTTGATACACTTCAAAGTCCGTTATGGTATCAGTCTGTTGCACTTCCGCTGTGCTGTAGTTTGGTAAATGAGTGGCGCAACTGAAGCACCACCCTGATCCATTATCATTTACTGAAACTGGGTCACTGCCCCCACAAAGGGGACAGGGTTGTTTATGTTTAACAAAAGGCATTCGCCTTACTCCTCGTTGGTTTCTACTTCCTCTGTAGACAATGCCTCTTCCTTGAGGTGGTTAGATTTAAGATCAGAAAGAAGTGCAATTGTTGCGGCTTGCATTAAGCCCACAGTAATTGACGCTTCTCTAAGACTCTTCTCTGCTTCTACTAAGTGAGACACGATAGCCCTACCCTCGTCTGAGAGTAGGTCTGTTTCGTATGCAACACTATCGACTGTTACTGTACCCATTACAATTCATCCTCCATTGTTGCTTCTTCTGCTGTAATGCCTAGCTCAGCTCCGTCGGGCAAGCCGAACTCTACTAGCTCAAGCACCTGCATAGCTTGGAAGTCTAGACCTTTGAATGTACCGTACTTGTTAGTAGCTTCCCACTCGTTGTACTGTACCTTAACTAAAGAACCATTGCCCACCTGAGCATCCAAAGTGTTCTTGTGTTTGTCAACTAGCTTGGGCGCTTGTCGTACCATGCCTCCCTTACCTTCGACCTTACGCTTAATCAAAATAGATGGGCCTTCTTCCATCTGCTTGATGTTATACCCACGCGCCTCAAAATCTGCCGCTGTAGCCTCGTCAACAACTAGGTTGACTGTGTATGCGGGTTCATACTTGGTGTTGGGTGTTGTTACTGCCGCCCAATATGCTGAGCCTTCTACTATAGCCATCTTACTTTCCTCTTGTGGTGGTTAAAAATTAGAATGTGGAGTGTACCATTTGTAAACAAAACCGTCAAGACTTTCTTGAACTTTTTTGTAGAGTGTCGTACTCAGTACTGTCAATGATAAACTGTATGACGGTCTGCTCTTTAACATTATACATAGCACACGCCCTGCTCAACGGTATCTTACCATCGACTACATCTGTCGCGGCTCTCGCTGTTGCTACTGCGGCAGGGCTAGGGCTACCTGAGATGCTTTCTGCAAACATTACTTCTTCTCCTCGTCTATCATAAGCTCTGAAATGTATAGCAACTTAACTGCAACCGCAAGTGTCACTGTCCCTACAAACAATAATATTATATCGTATATCATACTCCACCTCTCAGTAATAAAACAAAACAAAATGCACATACATATCCTATTGCACATATCACTATAAATCTTATAACTCTTACACCTGCTACAGGTGCAGGGTACTGCTCAATAACCTTAGTCCTTATCACGTTCAGTAGCGACAGGGCTATCTCGCTTAGTACGCTTGTCATTCTTCTTAACATCTTTCTTCTCCTCAGTTTTAAATATAGCATCAAAGTTAGAACTATACTTCTCCGCATTTACTTTGCGTTGTCTATCTCCTTTGCCGCCGTGTGTTGCGTTACTCATGCAACCTGCTCCTCTTCTGAAACGCTCAGTGACCACGAACCTATTGTGCATACTTCCCCAAACCTGTTTAGAACTTTTAACTTCTTGGATATGATGTTGTGTCCATCCTTTCTAAGTTCAAAAATCCTCGCGGAGATGCGCGTAATACCTAGCTCATTGTAAGCGTTGAATGTAGTGATACTGTCACCAGTTTTTAAATAAGTTAATACTCTGTCTTTCTGTGCCATCTTAGTTCTCCTGTAAAAATACTTGTCCGAAAGTTATAACACAGAACGGTAGGCTTACCACCATACCCTCAAACTGTGCAACGTCATAGTGTTCTGCTTCGTTCAAGACAACCCACACTGGGCGGCTGTCTGTGAACTCTAGGTCTAAACCCACGCCATTACGCAGGTTAATACTCAAGTTGTATTTGCCGAAAGCTTTAGTCATGTTAGGCCGCCTTCATTAAAAATGAATTAGAACGTACAGCTTTCCGTACAGTCTGCTGTCTGTCGTGTTGTATAGCTACTAAATTTTTCTCACTTGATTTTCTAACAGCACCAAAGTGTGTTGACCAATCAGTCATAGCATTGTAAACAGCCCAGTAGTTAGAGCCAAGTCTTTTATTATATATACTGGAGTATACATTCCACATATAGTTTAGGTTTTCGTTACGTCTTGGAAGGCTAGACAGGACAGTGGCAGGGTCTAATAAAGTAAAGCCCTCCTCTAACTTAACGTCCAGTGCATCTGCAAAGAACTTTAAAGCTTCCATGTCTCTGACTTGTGTTTGATTCCACTGCAACCATAGTTCTCTTTCATTGTGGAAAACATCTAACGCTTTATTAATTATACGA